CGGGCAGGCAAGAAATAGAAACAGCACTGCAAATAGATGATAAAGACGCTTACGGGCTTGACGATGATGAAGGCGAGGGGTGGCGTTAGTGAGACAAAACTATCGAAATAAACGGGGTAATTACCAAGCTACTTCTTGATTAAACTCATCAAAGGCTTCGGGATTAGATTTTTCCCAAGGAGCTGGGTAATCTTCATGCTCAAATGGTTTATAGCTTTCGCGATGAATAGCGGAATGGCAGGTACGGCAAAGAGTTACTAGGTTTGACGATTCGTTGTTGGAGCGGCAATAGTCTATATGGTGTACGTGAAGATTATTTTCTTCTGTACACATGCGGCAATTGAAGTTATCACGATCAAGGATAGAATTCCGTATTTTGTTCCATCCTGTTATATTGCAGCACATATTATTCATTAGGGAATTTCTCTATACGATTAATCATGCGGCTCAAGTCGTGGTTGATTTGCCTTTGTTCTATTATATAGCTTTCTTGTTTTGACCATGTAGAGTCAGCACGAAACTTTTTTAATTCGCGGTAAAACTTCTGTTTACAGGCGTTTGAGCAGTATTCAGCATTGCGTATTGTGATGTACGATTTAGCACAAACCTTACAATCAGCTATTTTACCGTTTACATACTCATCACAATGGGGACATTTAATACTCATAGTTACTCTTTATAACAGGGTGGTGAGTAACGGTCAATAGATAAAGTAGAAATAAACGGGGTTTAGACCTAAAACTGTATAGAGAAGTATGACAAAAGCAAAAGATGACGACATTATTGGAAAAGTTAAGGAGCAGGTCGAAAGATTCCTGACTGACACCATAGATGCGCGTACCTTGTCGGAACGTGATAGGGATTACAAAGACCATAAGCAATGGACAGAAGAAGAAATTGCAAAACTGGTATCACGCAACCAGAATCCCATTGTTGTAAACCGCATTAAGCCTAAAGTTGATGGTTTGATTGGTTTGGTTAGCATGAGAAAGACCGACCCAAAGGCATATCCAAGAACACAGAAGCACGTACAGGCTTCGGAGGCGGCTACTGATGCATTGCGATTTGTTGCAGATAACAATAATTTCAATGATGGCACTCGACTTGATGTTGCTGATGACTTTTTCGTTGAGGGTTATGGCGGAGCTATCACAGAAGTAAAGCAAAACGGCGCTGGTGAAGTAGAGATAATGATTAACCATATTCCGTGGGATAGGATTTACTATGATCCAAACTCAAGGAAACGTGACTTTTCAGATAGTCGCTTTATGGGCATGATGCAATGGATGGGTGCCGATGAGATAAAGGAGCTTTTCCCTAATGTAAATATAGAAGACCTTTCAGCAAGCGATGACAACGCAAACTCAAGAGAAACATTTGAAGACCGTCCCCGTTGGGTAGATAATAATAGGGACAGGTTCCGCATAGCATTTCACTTTTGGATGCGTAATGGCAAGTGGTGGATGTGTGTTTTTAATGGGCATGTATTCTTAACGAAACCACAGGAAAGCCCTTTTTTGGATGAGTTTGACCAGCCTACAAATCCTATTGAGTTAGTTGGAGCGTATATTGACCGCAACAATCAGCGTTATGGCGAGGTTCGTGGGTTTATTGACGTGCAGGATGAAATTAACCATAGAAGATCGAAAGCACTACACTTACTTTCACAGCGTCAAACGTTTGGTAGACAAGGGGAAGTAAAGGACGTTGAGGCTCTTAAGCGTGAATTAGCCAAGCCTAATGGCCATGTTGAGTTTAGAGGTGATGCATTTGGTAAAGACTTCGGCATATTACCCACAAACGACATGGCACAGGGTCAATTTGAATTATATGCAGATGCAAAGTCTGAATTAGATGCTGTATCGTTTAACGCACAACTAGCTGGTGAGCGTTCTAGCGGAGACCTATCAGGTAAGGCCATTGATAGATTACAGCAAGCTGGTGTTATCGAGCTTAACGGATTGTTCACAGCTCTTAATAACTGGGAAAAGAGAATTTACCGTCAAGTGTGGGCTAGGATTAAACAGTTCTGGAATGAAGAGAAGTGGATACGCGTTACTGATGATCAAGATGATTTGCGCTGGGTTGGTCTAAATGGTCAGGTTAAAACCCAAGAATGGATGGAAGAGATTATTAACGATCAGTCCGAATCTTTAGTCAAGCGTAAACAAGTAGCTGCATCGTTCCAATTCCTGATGGGAATAGCACAAGGAGAAGACCTTAATCTTGCTAAGCAAGCAGAGCATAAATTAAACGAGATCATTAGTGTTAGAAACGATACTTCAGAATTAGACGTTGACATAATACTAGACCAATCATTCGACACGGTAAACATACAGCAAGAGCAGTTCCAAATGATTGCACAGTTCGGCCAAGACTCTGGCATAGATGTATTAGAATTGATTTCACTATCACAAATACGTGGTAAGGATGAACTTATTGAGAAAATAGAGAAACGCAGAGAGCAAGCAGCACAGGCGGCTGGCAACTTGGCTGAGGTTGAGGCTCAAGATAAACAAGCAGACGTTGCGGTTAAAATGACAACAGCAGCCAAACAGCAAGAAGAAGCAATACAGAAGAAGATTGAGAACGTAATACTAGTTAACCAACCAGATCCAAACCCACAAGTGAGCGTATAACATGCCAAAACACACACCTGCTAAAAGAGCAGCTAATGCTAGAGCCGCTAAAAAGGCAATAAATAAGAAAGTTACCAAGAAAGCTACTAAGAAAAAGTAAAATAAATATGCCTGTATAAGCAAAGACCTCTTCGGGGGTCTTTTTTTATGCGTGAAGCATAACTGGCCGCCGCAGAATTCGGGCGTTATATGGCCGCCGCATTTCGGGCGTTACGGAGAATATTATGACTGATGAATTAGAACCAGTAGAAATTGATTACACTGAGGAAGAACAAGCCACTGTTGATGTTTTTGATGATTCTGATCCTGCTGAAGAGGTTGAGCAAGAAGTTGCTAAACCAGAAGCAGAAAAGGGCGAAGAAGTAACGGAGCCGCCAGCCGTTGAATCAGAAGAAAAGAAAGTTGAAGAGGAAGGCGCATCAGTCCCATTAACTGCATTGAAAGACGAAAGATCTAAACGTCAATCATTAGAAGAAGAGTTAGCGACTGCAAAGCAAGAACTTGCCAAGCATACGCAACGATCAGGAGATGTTCCAGACCCGGAATCAGATCCTATAGGTTATCAAGAGTTCATGAAGGATGAAGCTAAGGTCAAAGTAATGAATGAACGTAAAATTATGTCTGCTCAGATCATGAGTGAGACAAAAGACGATTATTTCGAAATGGAAACTATATTTCTTAATATGATTCAAACAGACCAACCGCTTTATGATCGTATGAACGCTAGTAAAAACCCAGCCCTGTTTGCATATCAGACTGCCAAGGTTGAACACGATAAAGCAGAAGCCGCGCAAGTGACTAAAGCTGAGGAGTTAAAAGCTTCAATTCGTGCCGATCTAATAAAGGAGTTTAATATAAAAGCAGAGCCTTCTGATGCTGATAAACGTAAAGATTCCGCTCTTTCAACGCCTAATTTAACTGACGCTACAGCAAAGGGTGACAACTCAACACCTACAATATCAACAAAGTTTGATAGTGATGAGTTATTTAAAGACTCACCTTTCTAAGAGCGTTATAAAAAAAGGATACCAAAATGGCAGAATCTACCATTATAGCCGCTAATAAGGTAACCAATTTCCAGAAAGAAGTGTACAGAGAATACGTACGCAAAGGAAGATTTGGTCCACTAATCGGCAGTACTGTAAACTCTCCAATTCAAACTAACAGAGATATACAAAAACACTCTATCGCACTGGTTGGCAAACTAGGCGGTGCTGGTGTTCGTGGATCTTCTCAATTAGTAGGTAATGAAGAGGCCTTATCTAACTTTGAATTTAACTTTGAACCTAAGCATTTACGTAATGGTGTAACCATTGACAATGCTGAAAGACAGAAGTCTAAGTTTGATTTGTTTAGTGAAGCTCGTCCAGCACTTATGAACTGGATGATGGAAACAAAGCGTGATCAAATGATACAGGCTTTACTAGCTGTTGAAGCTGGTGGTACTTATCTTAACTGGGGCGGAACTGAAGCCTCCGGTGCGACTGGTTCATCCGCAGCAACTGCTGCAAACCTTGACACTTGGGACACTAATAACGGTGACCGTATATTGTAT